CATTGCTCGCGCAGGAAGCTGCCGCCGCAGGAGCTGCTGACTTTGTTGTGGCTTCGGACGGCACAACAACTATCGGGGATTTTTTTGAAGGTGGGCCGACACAGACCAGTAATGAGGTTGGTCTTGAAGGGCGTGAAGAAGCACTCCGCAGATTAGGTAATAAACTTAAAATCGGTGCTGAAGCTGCGGGGATCACGGCTGCTGTTCCTCCGCTCTTGGGTCTTGTTGGCGCCGCAGGTACTGCACCAATTATAAAAACAGGGACGACCGCCGAAGGAAAAGCAATACGCGAAGGTGTCACTCCAGTTACGTCAAGATACATCCTTGATAAAACTGGTAAGATCGGTTCGTACATGAAAGAAATCGAGGCACAAAAAGCTGCTGGTGAGCAGATGGGAAAACTACAGGCCGGACTAGCCAACGCTGCATCTGCACTTCGTTATCGCGGGTTTCTTCCTGATGAAGTAGCTGATGTTAAAGCTTTGATCGAAGGTGGCACACAGGCTGAAATTAGACAGGCAAACATACGTCTTAACCGGATTCAGCAGGGGCTTGAAAAATCTATTTCTAAGTATGCAAAAGAAGGCGCGGAAGACTCAAACCTTGCTCGTCAGGACTTCTTTAACAAGCTGGAAGACTTTCTTACCGCTGAAACACCACAAAAAAGAACACAGGCAATTAAAGACTTGCCGGGGTGGGCGCGTTCTGATGCCACTGCTATCCGTAAGCAGGTGGATGATCTTAGTAATGATATGCTGAACAGCGACTATATAAAGGCACTTGAAGGTAAGACAAACAAAAAAGGGCAGGATCTTGCGGAACTTGCTCGTGCTGAAATACATCGCAATATGGGTTCGTATCTTCGCCGTAGGTACGAAGCTTTTGAGAACTCAAAATATAAAGTCAGCAAAGAAAACATGAAGGTTGGTGTTGCTGGTTTTAAGCGAGACATAAAAGAAACAGAGTATGAGCTAAATAAGATCCTCGAAACCGGAAGAATGACTCGATCTCAGCTTGGGTTAAATGATGAAGGTAAACTTCTTAACGCAAAGGTTTCAGACAAACAGGCGAGACTCGCCGCTGAAAATTTTTTAGGTAGAAAGCTGGTTAAAAACAAGCCTGTTAAAAGCACAGGCTTTGGTTTTGGTGAAAGAGCGCTTGAGTACCGCGTCGACACGAAAATGTTTTTGAACCGCGCTAGGGTTAAAGATTACCAGAGAGCACTGCTTGGTGAGATTAAAGATCCTCGGGAACAGGTTCTTGGTACGGTTGCTGATCTTGCAGAGTTTAAGGCTGTTGATAAATACTTTGGAAAAATTCGTGAAATGGCAGAGTCAGGAACTAATCCGGGCGTGTCAAAACTATTTATAAATACGGACGGACTTACAAAGCAGGGCCTTAAAGAGTTAGCAGCAAAGGGCTATCGTGTTTTAGGTAGCGACGCTAAACGTCCGGGGCAATCTCCTTGGGGTTCCCTTGAGGGTTATGCAGTTTCTGAGCCTGTTTATAACCAGATGACTCGCGCTGTGCTTGCCGACGAGGGGGTTATTTCAAGTGTCATACGAGCTACCTATGGTAACTTTTTAAAACTAAAGGGCGGATCACAGTACGCAAAAACAGTTTTGTCTCCAACCACCCAAGTCAGAAACGTAACCACAGCAGCGTCTTTTGCACTCGCTAATGGAAACATTGGTCGTGGAGCAAACTTGCTTGAGTCTTTGCGTTTGACTTTCGATGACATTAGAAAAATGCCTCCGGAAGCGGCGGCGGCTGAACTAAAAGAAATACAACAGCTAGGTGTGATTAGCTCTCAGGCTGAACTACGAGAAATTCAGGACTTGATTGCCAAGGGTGTGGGGCTTGATGCAAAACAAGGCCGGCAATTTGGAAGCAAGTTTACGGACAACGCTATTGGATCCATTTTAGGTAAGACTGGCAAGGTCGCCGAAAACATGTATCAAGGCGGAGACAACCTGTGGAAAATCTATAGCTACAAATTTGAGCTAAACAAATTAAAAAATGCATTGCGTGACGCTCCGTTAGATGAACAGGTCTCTGTTTTGAGTCGTGGCCGCATACCAGACGCGCAAGCACTACGCAGCACAGGTGATACTGTTGAGAGCTTGTTTAAACAAGAAGCCGCACGAATTGTGCGCGACACTGTACCAAACTATAATATGGTGCCACAGGTTATTAAAGAGTTGCGCCGTCTCCCAACGGGTAACTTTATAGCGTTTCCCGCTGAGATTGTTCGTACTGGCACAAATATTATTGCTAGGTCGCTTGATGAAATGGCATCAACCAATGTGAACATACAGCGTATAGGTCAGCGTAGAATCGCTGGGTTTTTAACTGCAACAACCGCTATTCCTATTGCTGCATCAAAATTTGCTCACGAAGCTAGCGGTGTGACAGAAGAACAAATGCAAGCATACCAACGGTCTATGGCTCCTGAGTGGGAAAAGAATGCGCGGCTACTTCCTGTCAGCATCGATGAAGACGGCAACATAAAGTATGTTAATTTTAGCTACTCAAATCCATATGACATGCTTGAGCGTATTGCTATTGGGGCTATAAATAAATATGAGGAAACAAAAGGTCGGGGCGGTAGCACTGCTGCCGCCGTAACTTGGGCGACCAACCAAGCACTAGGTGAATTCTTCCGACCATTTACAGAAGAATCTATTGCTCTTGGTGCACTTCGTGATGTGCTTGATCCAGAAACAGAAATCTTGGGTTTAAGACAAGTGGGACAACTTGTTGGGGGTCGCGGTGGAGAAACAATCACAGGAGCTAAAGTTTATAACCAAGAAGACAGCCTTGGTACAAAGGCAAGTAAATCACTAACGCATGTCTTTGGAACAATGATTCCGGGGGGTGTGCCCGTAGATGTTCGCAGTGGAGAATTTGAACCAAGTCGTTTAGCCCGATCAATGATTGCAAAAATATCCCCGGAGGGTTTGGCTGGGATGTCACCAAAGGATCGCCAAGGACTTGAGCGTGAGCTTACACAAGAGCTTGCCCGTGCGATTACAGGTGTCGCAGAGAACAGCGCAGACACTCCTCTTGGCCTAAAGTATAGAGGCTATGAGTTTTCCGGGAGACGCACAAACGCCTCTAACATTTTGAATACTGTAGCAAGACGAGGAAATGTAACTTCTTCAGACCTTATCTCTGCTTACCAAGCTGCGAATGAAGCTCGATTTCGTGCCTTTAACGACTTTTACCAAGTGGTCGAAGACATGAAAACAATTGGCTTTAATAACAACCAGATCCGCAAAAAGTTAAAGGAAGCTAATGTGGGTGGTGCCGACATGCTTGTTCGTGGTAGATATGAACCACTTGAGCTTGGTGAAAATGTTGAAAAAGAAATGAGGCGAAACGGTACTATTAGTGAGTGGAGAGACGCTAAAAGAAAACTACGAAGCTATTATATAGACCAAAGATTTAGGGACTTTACGGTTGTAGAACCAGAACAAGAAACTCCACCCTCGGAACTTGGCCCTGTTTCTCAAGCCCCGGCACAAACACAACCATCAGTTGCCGCAACCACACCTCCTCCTGTGGTAGCGCAAGCGGGAGCCGCTCCAGCCCCTTCGGCGGCTCCCGCACCTACAAATAACGACCCAGCTACGTTGGCCGCAGTGTTGCCAGATCAAAGAGATCAGGCCCTAGCCGCACGTCTGAGAGGTATAGGATGAACAAAGATCAGCTAAGAGAAGAGCTTGCAGAAGACGAAGGCTGCAAGTTTGAAATATATTTAGATCACTTAGGTCTACCAACTTTCGGAATCGGAGCGCTCATTAAGGAGCACGATCCAGAATACGGTCAGCCTGTTGGTACGCCCGTGTCAGAGGATCGGGTGCGTAAACGCTTTAATCTTGATATCGCTGTAACGATCGAAGACTGTCAGGTTTTGTATGATGACTTCGACGATCTGCCAGAAGAAGCACAGCTAGTGATCGCGAACATGATGTTTAATATGGGAAGACCACGACTCAGCAAGTTCAAGGGCATGAAGGCTGGGGTCGATGCCAGAGATTGGGAACGCGCAGCCGACGAAATGGTCGACTCGAGGTGGCATGATCAGGTTCCTAACCGCGCAAAGCGTCTGGTTAAGCGAATGCGTGACCTTGCAAAGGGCTAACCTTGTAAATTACACGCTTATTCTACAAGGTACAAACAACTGAAATCGTTAAATAAAAACATCGATTCTCGTCGACCTCAGTATCGATGGACGTATCATTATACCTCGAGGTCGCTGAGATTTGACGTTTTAGTCTTCATCCCGCTGACTTTGTCGCATCGAGCGCCGTTCACTGTATAAAGATTCGCGGTCCTAGGATCTTCTTCTATACTTCGCGCCATTTCAGCCGACCGTACATTACACTGGCCCATCGTTTCGTATGGTCCTCGTAAATCTTTTAGTGCTGTACACTCGCCGGGCAATGAAACCAAACAGATTAGAATCATAGCTTCAAACATCTTCAATGTCCTTTCGTTTAGCAATGAAGGTAAAGCTATCATTTGGAATCAGGGCTACCTCATGTATGTCTTGAGGGTCGTTCCTATCAACTCTACCACCCTGCTTCGTATTGTATGTACTAGCGGGGTTAAGTTTAGTGTAACCTATTTCATCCGTCCAACCCACAACCAGTAGAACTGGGATGTTCAGGTTCTTCGACAGGGCTTCTGCGGACAGAATCTTGTGAAAGGACAGCAGGAATGTATCATACTTGTTCTTGTGGTTTGTTCGACATTTGACCTCAACCAGCCCCTTGATCAACCCACCTGCGTCGACAGCATAGTAATCTATAGCAGCGTTCCTAGCTGCCGGCACTAGCGTACATCTCCACCTAGCTTCCAGTAAATTTTTTATAACCTCTTGGTTTACGACATCCTGCCGTGATTCATACAGCGGCCTCATCATTATTCTCCGTGTCTAGGTCGAGATACACAAACACCTGTGCCTCGCAATTGGGACATGAAAGGTTGGTGACAATACCGTCACCGCCCCTTTCGTTTTCATAGTCGTGGTCTCCACCCCAGATAAGTTCTGTCTTGCAATGCCAGCAGTTCATCCTACTTCTCCCCAGTTGTCGCCCAACTCTGCATCAACCTCGAAAGGAATCTTTAATCCCTCAACACAGGTTGACATAATTTCAACAATCCGATCAGCCTGTTCCTGAGATTCAATGCTGAAGCACAGTTCATCATGAACCGTCAACATCGGAACTAGACCCTCGGCGTAACAATCCACCATAGCTTTCTTAGTCTGGTCGGCACTTGAACCTTGGATTAGTTTGTTCAAAGCCTTGTATGTAAACGCCGGACGAATAGCCTGACGACCACCATATTCCTTGGCTGCTTCCTCGAGCTTCATTGCCTTGTGATAGCCGTAGGCTTTTGGTTCCCACATATCGAAGCGGCACTTACGACCAAGGTAGGTACGAATGTGTCCTACTTTCTCTGCTTGTTGAGATGCCATATCTGCAATGCCGCGAACAAACGGGACCTTGGCGTTGTACTGGGACAGTAGTTCTGTCGCTTCTTCCTCTGTCACATCCAAGGTTGCAGCCAGCTTCTTCTTGCCCATACCGTACATGATGCCGAGGTTCACTGTCTTTGCTTCCTTACGAGTAATCCCTGCCAAGTCTGCCACCATCTGGTGGAAGTCCGCATCGCCGTCGTGATACATCTGAACCACGTTGTCGATCTCCGGATGCCGCGCCGCCCCTTGAATGCTGGCGCAGTAGTGTGCCAGCCAGCGAGGCTCTTGTGAAGCATAGTCAAAACTTCCCCACTTGGTGCCTTCTTCTGGTATAAAGAGACCACGGATCATTTTCTTTATCTCTGGATCACGCGCCGGTATCTGTTGTAGATTTGGGTTGCTTGAAGAAAATCTTCCCGTCACAGTACCACCGTCATCAGACCGCAGGGGGTTGAAGTCACAATGGATACGTCCGTTATGAGAATGCTCGAGAATAGTTTCAATAAATGTTGTGTTGGCTTTGTTAAACTCGCGAAGCTTAACGATCTTCTGCGCCACAGGATGCGGGTGATTGGCAAGAAACTGTTTTGTAAAGGACGGAACCCCCGAGTTATCTGTCCTATGGTACTCAAGCCCAACGGCGTCGAACGCCTTTGCAATAGATGTAGCAACCCACGGCTCAATAGTGACGCCGGTCTCTTCCTTTATTTCTTTAAGTAGGGTTACCTCTCTGGACTGCAAAAGCTTACGCGCCCGTTCGGCAGCATCGATGTCAACCCGAACGCCTTTTGTTTTCATGTCAAGCAACACGGGAAGCAGACCAATCTCGAGGTCAAAGATACTAGAAACTTCGTCCTTGACGATGTCTGTGCGTAGCCTGTCCCACAAGCGCAGGGTAACGGCGGCATCTTGCTCGGCGTATGCACCAACAAATGTTGATGGCAGCTTCCACATACCACTCTTCGGATCCACACCAAAGTATTCGGCTGCTTGCTTCAGGAGCTTTTCGTTTTTCCACTCACCTAGATACTCTCCAGCCAAGGAGTTAAGGTTGTAGTACCTACGGTTCTCGTTGAGCAGAGGCGCGGCAATCATTGTGTCGATGATGCGCCCTTCAACCTCGATCCCTTCAGCGCGTAGCCAGCCCAGATCATACATCGCATTGTGAAAAACCTTCTCGATATGCGGCGTAGCCATTTGCTTTTTGAACCAGTTCATGACAGCGGTGCGTGGCATGTTGCCCCCGCCCTCATGCTTGATAGGAAAGTACCAAGAGCTATCCCCCGCAGCCACGGCGATACCAATAATGTACCCGTCCTTGCGTACCCAGCCCGGTCCAAGAGACATCAGGTTTGGATCTCTTGTCTCAAGGTCAACTGCGATGCGCTCATGACCGGTCAGGTCTGGAAAGGTCGAAGGCGGATGCCAGTCTTGTGACAAAGGATTTGCCGCCTGCTGTTTAATTTCTTCCTGATCTTCAATGTCTGTGCTGTCACGCATAATAGGAAACTCACCTCTGTTTCTGGGATCGTCGATAAAGCTAAACTGATGCGGCTTAGTTTTCTTCATCGTTAGCTATCTCCCCGCCCAGTGCGGCGTACCCAATGATGTCTACCCACGAGTCGT